TTATAATTTGTTCAATACCTAACAATTAATACTGAAATTAGTAAAAATGAAATATATATTGAAGATGGAAAAACCACATGAGATTTCTTCTTCCACTTTTAGCAATCTTTATTTTCTCAACACCCACCTGGGCAATTGATGTTGTCATGGGTTCTAATGGAAGTTTAATTTTTGAACCCGCAGACGTAACAATTAATGCTGGAGATACAGTACACTTTGTAAATGGAATGCTTCCTCCACACAATGTGATCGTAGAAGATCATCCTGAACTTTCACATGATGGACTTGCATTTGCATCTGGTGAAAGTTTTGATATTACATTCCCCGAAGCAGGAGACTATACATTTTGGTGCGATCCTCATAAGGGTGCTGGAATGACTGGTACTCTACACGTCAACTGATGATTATATTTGTTCGCCATGTCATGCAAAATCAATTGATAGTGTCTATCATGGCGACTTGCTTAATAATGCTTCCTATCATGGGAATGTACCTGGTACATAAGTATCGATGGGAACACTGGGAACCTTTCACTAAGAAACATAGATGATTTTATTAGATCTTCCATATAGTGTTTATGAACCTGTGTGGTTTATTGTTATACTTTTATCACTTATTATTACCACAGGTAATATCTTACTTTTCTACATACTTAGAGAAGTCAAAGAGGACTTGAATTATGGGTGCAATGGTTCCACCGAACAGGAAGAGTTGTTACAACTTCCGAGTGGTAGAGATCAATAGAGTTCTCGATGGAGATACGATTGATGTTACAATCGATTTAGGATTTGATCTATACAAGAAAGAAAGAGTTAGAGTTGCAGGGGTTGATACACCTGAAAAACGCACAAGAGACCTAGAGGAGAAAGCCCTTGGAATCGATGCAACAAACTGGCTTAAAGAAAAACTCGAAGGTGCGATTCTGGGTGATGATGATCTTATTATCCGTACTGAACTTGTCGGTGGGGTTGGCAAATATGGGCGTCTTCTGGGTTGGTTATACATTGGGACAGACAATGTGTCCCTTAACGAACAAATGATTGACGAAGGATATGCTTGGCCATATGATGGTGGTACAAAACAGAAGGACTTTGAAGAGTTAAGAGAAATTCGTAAACAACACGGTACTCTGATTGAATGATTACTTCAGAAACTCCTGATAAATTGGCTGAGATCATTCGTGATACTTGGCCACAAATTTTCAGACCAATGAAAAAGACATGGAAAGAGAACACTTCCCCGATCCAGAGTTCACAAAAGAAGAATTAAAATTTCTTCAAGAACTATTGAACCAAGAAAGAGCTGATTGTTTTAATTACTATGAAGACCTTAAAATAAATGGTCAAGAACATGAGGCTGAAATTATTCACAAACAATATGAGATGATTAAAACCTTGAGAAATAAGGTTTATCATATGACAGGAAGAGATACTCTTGCAAAAGGTACTCACGAACAACGTTGGTGGGATCAACCACACGACTACAAAAACTAAATAGGTAGATTTACTCTTTACCTAATTTGTAAAGAAGTGTAAACTAAATATCATAAAACTAATGGAGGTTTACTCTTTTGGCTTCTTCAACACTTTCTATCCCAAAGGGGGGAGGATGGTTCGATGTCCTTGATGATTGGCTTAAACGCGATCGCTTTGTCTTTGTGGGCTGGTCTGGACTATTACTTTTTCCCACTGCTTATCTCGCAATTGGTGGCTGGCTTACTGGCACGACGTTTGTTACAAGTTGGTATACTCACGGGTTGGCGTCTTCTTACCTTGAGGGTGCTAATTTTCTTACAGCAGCAGTGTCAACTCCTGCTGACGCTATGGGTCATTCTCTTCTTTTACTTTGGGGTCCTGAGGCTCAAGGAGACTTTATTCGGTGGTGTCAACTTGGAGGGCTTTGGTCCTTTGTTGCTCTCCACGGTGCCTTTGCTCTCATAGGTTTCATGCTCCGTCAGTTTGAACTTGCACGTCTCATCGGAATTCGTCCCTACAATGCGATTGCTTTTTCAGGTCCTATTGCCGTATTTACTTCTGTATTTCTCATCTACCCACTTGGACAATCCAGTTGGTTCTTTGCGCCGTCCTTTGGCGTTGCGGCGATATTCAGATTCCTACTATTCCTACAAGGATTTCATAACTGGACGCTCAACCCCTTTCACATGATGGGAGTTGCTGGTATCCTTGGAGGAGCACTTCTTAGTGCAATTCACGGTGTAACTGTAGAAAATACATTGTATGAAGATGGTGATCAAGCAAATACTTTCAAAGCTTTTGATTCAACTCAAGAAGAAGAGACCTACTCAATGGTTACTGCCAATCGCTTTTGGTCACAGATCTTTGGTATTGCGTTCAGTAATAAGCGTTGGCTTCACTTCTTTATGCTTTTCGTTCCTGTCATGGGACTTTGGACAAGTTCTATTGGTATCATTGGTCTCGCACTCAATTTACGTGCTTATGACTTTGTGTCTCAAGAAATTCGTGCGGCAGAAGATCCTGAATTTGAAACCTTTTATACAAAAAACATCCTCCTGAATGAGGGATTGCGTGCTTGGTTGGCTCCAGTAGACCAACCACATGAGAACTTTGTATTTCCAGAGGAGGTGCTCCCCAGAGGCAACGCACTCTAACCTTTAATAAGGATTTCTCTTATTAAAGGAAACCCACTAAACCTTTAATAAGACCACTTCCACAACTGTCACAGCACTCCTTTACGGGGGTGCTTTTTTATTGTATAATGACTTCATACACATCAAACTTATGTCAGACAAAACTTGGGAAGTGATGAATGATCTTGAAGATGCATTTAATCAGATTACTACATTTTATTTTCTTCTAAATCAATTACAAGATGCAGTAGATGACAATCACCCTCAAAAAATTATTGACACCACTACTGCGCTAAATGCTTTCTATACACCCTATTGTAATAATTGGGATGATAAATTTAAGAAAGCTTGGGATGTTGTTGTAAGAAAACATTGATATCCTTTACACGCATCACATTTTATTGTATACTTGATCAAGCAATTTACTATCATGGAAAATACAGAATTTCAGAATAATCTTGAAAGGTTGAATGATGCAAAACTTGCACGAGTACGTGTAGGTACCTCTTGGATCTTTCATTTTTTCACTATTGCTCCTATTGCTTCAATTGTTTATAGTGCAAAGACAAACTATTGGGTACCAACTCTTGCAGCAACTGGTGTGGCTGCAGTGACACTTCCACTTTCTATTTTTGATTATGGAATTACATTAGCAGTAGCACCACCAATTACCTCAGCTGTTCTACTCCAAACCAAAGCACAAGAAAAGAGACGTAAACTTGGTATTATTGGACCTGAAGAGGCTGATACTATTGTAAAGGAACTTATCTAAATACTGAACATGAGTGAAACTACTGATTGGAAAAAAGAGTATCTTGAAATGAAAGGTCCTCTTCTCAAAGATAATCAAAGAAATCTCCTTATCAATGGTCCTAAAAGTTTATCCCAATCCTGGGCAATTATGGCCATGAAATATGATTATAATAAAATCATGGGCCATAAATCAAAAGTCAACTAATGTCAGAACCACATAGTATACACCCCAACCTTTTAGGTGAGGTTGGGGGTTTTATATTAGGTATACTCTTAATTACAATACCATTTTTAATTCTATTATGAATGTCTTTACTGTATACACAAAAATTGGATGTCCTTTTTGTACAAAAGTAAAATCAGCGTTAGAACTTGCTGAACTCCAATATGTTGAACTAAAACTTGGAAGAGATTTTCAGAGGGATGAATTCTACAATAAATTTGGAGAGGGCTCTACCTTCCCACAAGTGTCTATAGATGGCAAATCTATAGGCGGATGTGTTGAAACTGTTAAATATCTCAAGGAGAATAGATTGGTTTAATGTCGAAGGAATTTTACGAGGTTTTAGAACAAACCATAGACTATGCCTTTGACGGAAAGTTCATGCTTAATATGTATGAATATCTCAAAAGTATTGGTGCATCTAAGATCCTAGTAGAAGAATTTCAAATGAGTTGTACCGCATCTGAGATCAAGTCATTGATTGTAGACCTTGAAGGTTATATTGAAGGAGGAGATGACGGTATTCACAAACAATTAAGAGAAGGATACGGATACCTTGGTAAACCAGAAGGAAGAAAAATAAAAAAATATCTTGTAAGTTTACTTGATGACGCAGAGAGGTATAAAAATGACAAAAGACCTGGAAGACGAAGAAAATCCTCTAAATAATACAAAGTCAGATTCCCCTAACATGAACAGGGGTTTTGAACTTTTACTTAGAAATAAAAAAAGGAGGGAATCACCAAAGACTTTTCAAGTAAAGTTTGAAAAGATGGTCTCCCTTTTAAAGAGAGAGTTCCATTTTTTCTTAGAAATTAATTTTGACATAAGAAAAAAGGAGAGCTAAAATGTTAGCAGTCACACTTACTTTGTCCACTATCATTTCAATCATGTTCCTTATGGTTGGTGGTATTATTGGATATCTCCTAAAGGAGTATGTTATAGAAAGGAATTCTACATTCATTCCGACACACCCTGAGATGTTTGATGAAAATGGAATGATTATTCCTGATGATGTTTTAGCTGTAAGATTTGAAAACACACAAGACTTTGAACCCGAAGATTGACAATCTCAAATAAATACCCTAGACTGAAAAAAAATTATTCACGATGACAGTTAAATTACCTCCAAATCCTTTTGTACATGAGATACTTGGATTGATTTCTTCACAAAGGAGTAAAGCGAAAAAGATTGATGTGTTAAAGGAATATAGGTGTGATGCACTTACATCACTCCTTATCTGGAACTTTGATGATACAGTCATCTCATTGATTCCTGAGGGTGAAGTACCTTATGAGAGGAATGATGTCCCTGTAGGAACTGATCACACATCTCTCCGTAAAGAGTGGAAGAATCTTTACCACTTTGTAAAGGGTGGTAATGATAGTCTTTCAAAAACTCGTAGAGAGTCTATGTTCATTCAGATTCTTGAGGGACTTCATCCCAATGAGGCAGATATTCTTTGTCTTGTAAAAGATAAAGGTCTTGGTAAAAAGTATAAACTTACTAAAGACGTTGTAGAACAGGCATATCCTGACATTCAATGGGGAGGAAGATCTTGAACGATAAGATTAGAATCCTTCATCAAGATTGTGACCC